CCAACACCACGGAAAGCTTGAATTTGAAGACGTTTAGGTCCATGTTGAAGATAGTCTGCGATTGCATATTGTGCTCTAGTTGGTGAGGGGAGATCTAACTGCTCCCAAAGTGCTTGTAAGAACAGTTTAAAATCTTCCCGTAGGGCGGTTACGACATCATTCATACTTTCCAGTGTTGTCCCATACCACTTCTATTAAGTGAGGATGGGTCTTTTTTAAGGTCTTTTAATACGTTATCTAAAGCTGGATTTTTACCTGGCTTATAGTTTTTATTCACCATAACACCAGGAGAAATCTCTTTTAAACTGGCGATAGTTTTAGCTTTAGGCGAGGCTTTCATTTTGCCTTTTCTTGGTCCTTGTGCCATAGTTAATCCTCTTGTAAGGCGGTTACGATATCATTCATAAGGTTTTAGCTGCATCTTTTCTAGCTTTGCTTTCTTCAAACCATTGTCTTCTACCAGAACCGAATTCACCACGATCTGCACGGGTATGGATATCATCTACTTGAACATCATATGTAGTAGTTGTACCTTTTCCACGTGGAGAAGTAGGTTTAATTTTATTCATTTCATTTTGAATAGAAGCTCTAGCTTGCTTTAATAATCTATCAGGAAACGCAATCTCAGCTTGATTTACTTTAGATAAATCAGCTTTACTCATCCAGTCATCTAACATAACTACTGATGGATAAATAATTTCTTCAAACCATTCATCAATAGCATCTTGTATTTCCTGTGGAGTCATATTAGGATTATCTTTAAATTTCTGCTTCCAATACTGTTCGTAATTACTACCACTAACACCATCAAGTTTTAATTTTCTTAACCATTTATGATAAGGTGAATGTACTTGATCTGATGGGATATTAGCCATATTTTGAGCAGCTTCACCAAAAGCAGCGTCATATCGTTTAGCAATATAACGTTGAGTTGCTAATAAAAATGCAGGATCTTCTTTAAATATCTTCTGTTTACCAAAAGCTGATCCTTCTGCATTAAAAAGTAAATGATGTTGCTCTAGATATTCTTCATATTTTATTCCAGTTTCTAGATCTTTATTATTTGGTTTAAATCCTTTTGAACCCTTTCTATCAGGAAATCTTTGAGATGCTTTTATACCATAACCTTTTTGTGCTCTCATTGGGTCATCTAATTGATCTTCAATGAAATTAGCATAGGCAGTTGAAGTATTATCTCTCTGTGCTCGTTCTACTCTAGCTTTAGCTTTAGTAAATCTACCTTCATGAGCAAATTTCTCAGGATCAGTTCTACTATAACCAAGTTCAGCTCTCTTTATATGCATTTGATATTGAGAAAGATAATCTTGTTTAGTTGCTTCTTGATCTGCTAAGAACTGCTGACCTTCAGGAGACTGAATCATTTCATCAGCAACTTGTTTGTCAGCTGCTGAAATTTCTGTAGTAATATTTTTTATAGCTTGAGCCTGCCTTCTTTGGTCATTCTGACCTCTAATAGCATTATCTTGGATGTTTATCATTTCAATTAAAGCACCCTTTTCACCATTAGTAGCATAATTATTAGCATGACCCCACCATTTCTTGAATTCAGGATAATTACGAGTAGCAAGATCTGTTAAAGCAGATTGATCTGTTCGTTGTAAACCTTCTTCAAGAAATGTTGTCATAGCTTTTCCACCTTGTTGTAGTCCTTCTCTTAGTAAAGGTTTGAACCAACTCATCAGCTACCTCCTACTTTTTCTTTTTACGTCTAGCTTCTTTCCAAGCTTTATGACGTGCTTTTAGAGCATCAATTTCTTTATCACCAAATCTTGCTCGGTTTTCTCTTTCAATAGAACTCATCTTAAGCTTACTTTTATTAGTTTTATTAGTAGAAGACTTATTATTCTTTGCTGCTTTCTTTTGTTCTTTTAGTTCTTTTTGAGCTTTTAACGTTTGAGATCTCTTTCTACCTGCTTTCTCACGATGACTTAGTTCGGACCATGGTCTATTAGCTCTTGCTTCTGCTCTCTTGGCAGCTTCTTCTTCCCTTTTTTTCATAGCAGCTGCTTGAGCAGCTTTACGTTCTTTCAGTGGAAGTCTTCCCGTTCTTCTTGGTTTAGGAGTTTCTTCTTCTTTTTTCTTTTTACCCCATTTTGCTGGATTAAGTTGTACCATGATAATTACTTAGGTTTACGGTTTACTTTTAGACGGCTTCTACGATTAGAAGATTCTTTCTCCCAACCGTGTTTACCAGGACCATTTTTGTTATGAGATGCATCTAAACCATCTCCAACTTTTCCTCCTGGTAATTTAGCAGATAATCTATCTGCTTCAAGGCGGATCTTACGACCCTTACCTTTCATATAACGCTTTTGTTGTTCTAAGCGTTTAGCTCTAGCTTTAGGATTCTTCCTATAGTATTCAGCGGTTGATGCCACTATAGAGCCTCCGATTTACAAGTTCTGGATCTACTTTTGGCATTATCCTATTTAACTTGTCTAACGGGTTGCCATCATAAGCAACACCACTAATATCATTGATTTTCAGCCAATCACAGGCTGCTTTTAAGTCCTGAGTACTAGCCTCACCACTTTTAACTCTTTTAAGGAATTCATTAGTGACAAGGTTATGTAACTCATTGAACTGTTGTTCTGTGGCTTTAGCCATTATACTTTTTTAAGTTGTGCTCTTATAGCATTTATAGCTTTTTTATTAGCAGGTGAACCATAATTATGCTGTTTTGGGCTAGAAAGATTTTCTAATCTTTTGATTAATGTCTTTCGATCACCATCAAGAAGTCCTGCTATACGAGTGTTTTTCTTTTTAGATTTTTTATCTAAATAATCCGGACCAGTTCGATTATTAGCCATTATGAGAATAGTTTTTCTTTAACAATCTTAAGTGCCTGATCGTCTAGTTTATTGTCAGTTCTAGCAACATAGGCTTCTAATAGGTCTACTACAAGCTTCTTTACTGAATCTGACTTCAAGAAGGCGAAAAGGATGGGCTTGATTAATACGATCATTGTTTTAAAGGGCATTTAGGTTTTGATTTTTGCCAAGGTTTATACCAAGGCTTTGGTGGTTCTTTACATTCAAGAACCTTTTTCTCAGCTTTCTTCCAAGAAGCGATAGGAATCACATCACTACAAATATTGTATACACGTGATCCAGGTACTAACATGAAACCTTTCTGCTGTAATTCAGCACAGTTTTTCATTCTGACTAATTCATAGTCAAGTTGCATCTTAGCTTCTTGTTTTGCTGCTATAGATTTACATCTCTCTACAATAGAACCATCTAAGGGAACCATAAAATTAATTTGGAATCCCCAGTTTTCAGCTACAGTATAGCTAGATTGTTCCATTCCATCTACTGTATCTACATCATAAGGTGTAGTATGATTACCCATATAGAATGGGCTGAATGTCATTGTTGAGCCGTTACACGAGATGTTTGGACCCATGACTTGACGACTTGGGGCTCCATTATTTTGGAATTGTACGGCTTGATTTGTAACATTTCCAGTAGCTGCTGCCACAGGATTGGATACGTTTTTGTCTCCCTCTTCAGCATATATAGGTGCTCCTATTGAGAGAAGACTGATAAGGATACCGTAGTAGAGGTAGTGTCGATTTCTCTTTCTATCTCTGTTACTTCCAGTACTTGACTTGCTGCTCTTGTTACGATTTCTAGTGAGAAATCTGAACCAGCTGTTGTCATGTTGAATACTGAATCTGAATCTGCTATACCTCCTGATGAAGTGGATGTATGGGTTATATTGTCCCCACTCCACTTGTTTAAGGCTGACCCATACGTTGTTATCGTAATCTCTTCTACGATTTCTTGGGTCGTTGTTGTTGTTGAGTTCATTGACCCCTGGGTGAATTGTGGGGTCACTAATTCTGCTCTTGCTACCGAGGGGGATACTAGTAGGAAGAGTAATAGCCATTTTCTCATTCTTCCTTTTTCTTTACCATAGGACAGTTAACGGGTGTATTGTTACCTTTTTTATTATTACCAGTGGTCAAGCCAAAAGTCGCAAGTGCTCCCGTAAACACCGAAGCAACGAACGTGATATCTGAGTTACCAGATTTCTTAACCATTGGTATTTCTACATAATTTAAAGTTATAATAAATCCAGA